TAGAGAAGTTTACTGCATTTAATCATGAAATAGGTCATATTATGATGCAAACACCTATGCCAGAAATGAGAATGTTATTAGATAAATGGACTGAAAAAGATTCAACACGTTTAGCTCATGCAAAATATGATATGATGTGGGATATGATGAATGTTCTTGAAGACCAAAGAATAGAATCTATGATGGCTAAGCTTTGGTTAGCAAACTCTAAGAGATTTGAAAAAGCAAGAAGAAATCTTGGTAAAAAATTCACAAGAGGAATGATACATAATAATCCAACTGATATATTATTAATGCATAGATTTTATAGAAGTGCATTAGTAAATGGAAAAGAATATAAACATTCAAAAGAGCTTAAACAATCATTAGATGATGTTATAGGAACTGGTAGACTAGGTGTATTGGTTGTAATGAGACGATTAAAACACGTTGTAGATGATTATTTTAAAGATTTTCAAAAGAAAATGGATAAAAAGGCATTAGAAACTCTTAAACAAGGTCATGGACAATTAACTAAAGGTGAACAAACACATGAAAGAACTGCTGGTGATGGTAGAGATACTAGAGAATGCTCAAATAAACCTGAAGATTCAAAAACAGCCGAAGAGGATATAGAAGAAATAGCAGATTCAACTATTGAAGAAGCTGAAGAATTACTTAATGAGTGGAAAAATGCTGGTGAAGATGAGGTTGAAGAGATAAGAGATTCTATGTCTGAAGAATCAACAAGTAGTGAACAACCAGTACCATCTTATGTTTTAAGAGTTAAAAGAGTACCAAGTAATAAAATAGATTTAGACGATGATACAGTTAATGGTTTAAAGAAAGTGTTTAGAGCAATCACTGAAAAATCTAGACCTGTAATAGGTTATGATGGTGATGAAATAGATATGGAATCATATATTGAGAATAAAATACGTGGTTATGATATGGGTAGATGTTTTAAAGACTTGAAAAAACATCAAAAAGCATCTGTTCTTATTAGTATCGATGGTTCAGGCTCTATGGAGAATGGTAGAATAGAAATTGCAAGGCAAATAGTCGCATCATTATTTGCTAGTGTTAAGCATTATCCAAATGTAGAGTTAAAAGCTAATGTTTGGTCATCTAATACTAGGGGTGGATGTAGGCATTACTGACATCAATAACCTAGAAGAACTGTAAAAATAATAGTAACACAGAACGATAGTCAATGTATGATGACACCTACACATTTAGCCTTAGATTATTCAGCAAGGCAACTTAAGAAAATGAAAGGTAAACAGAAACTTATGATATTAATAACTGATGGGCTTCCACAATATCAAAATAATTTCTATACTTTAAAAAGAACTCAACTTGCATCGATGAATAAAAAGGCTCTAAATAAAGCAAGAAGGTCTACATCAAACGTCATAATTGTCTCTGTAGGTATGAGTCAATATGGAAGATACTTCTTAGAAGAATGTTTTGGAAGAAAGAGAATAATGAATGTGAATTCTATGTATGAAGCTTCTGATGTAGTTGTAAGTAAATTTCAACATTTAGTTAAGTCAACACTGTCAAGATAGTATGCATAATTTGCATACTATCGATACTATGCATACTGTATATAGTAAGCCTTTTATACATGCTACGTTTAAATACCCCTATGAACGCAATGCAAAAACAAAAAATAAAAGACATTATATGTCATACAGTTGCTAATACTGATAGAAGTCGTGATGAATTGACATTTTCTAGAACAAAAGCAATAAAGCGTATAATGGAACTTGAGCGTGATTTATTCATGCCCATGCATATACCGAGAGGTACACCTGAAGACCCAGATTACCCAGAAGAAATGGGTTATCGAGAATTTACACAAGAAGAGAAAGATAATTGTTCTTGTTCTAACTGTAAATACCCTATAAAATATTGGGAGGAAAAAGAAGATGATCAGCTAAAGAGGGATTTAGCGTCGTTAGAGCATCTTTTAGCAAACCCAGTATGACATTCACTGAACGTGAAAAATTCATTTACCATGCTACAACATTGATGACAATGGATGTGTGTCGTAAACGTGATAAAAGTGGAAAAATACTAGATGTCAAAAGACTACTAGAAATGATAAGAAATAATAGATGCCGTAAATTATCAGATGATAATATAGGTGAAATCTATAATGACCTAGAAGAAGAAGTTCTTTTATCAACAAGTGTCTATGATATGGCTGAGGAGACCAAAAAAAACAGCCTTGGGAGGTTTTTTCGAGTTGGTGGAGGATAAATCCATGTGCCTCATTTGCATGAAAGAGGGTAATGTTGAGAAGATAGATAAGATAACTCTCTGTGCAGATTGTTATGTAAATGTAACAAAAGGTATAGAAGAATATGAGGAAAACATAAAGAAAGACCCTAATTATTACAAAAGAAGTGATGGTTTACCTAGGGGTTTTAACTAATGTGTAATGGTCTATGTTTAAGATTCACCAAAAAATACTACGGTGATAACTATTATTGCCAAGAATGTGCATTATTTATACATGGGTCATATCTTCATAGAGAAGATTCTTCAATGAAAAGATTGAGATGTGGTTGTTGTAATGGTCTGGTAAGAAACAAACCAAAGCAATTTAAAATACAAAACACTATGCAAATAGTGAGAAAGGTCACTGCTGAAGAACAAGATGTTGAAGACTGGTTTAAAAAATGGAAAGCTAAAAAAGACAGTCTTGAGTAGCCCAAGCAGTAAAAAATATCAATCTTTCTTCTTGCTCTTCATCCATATCATCATTTATACCCATTTTTGATAAACAGAAATGTATGAGTTCGTGTTGAATGGTGCTGTATAAATCAGATAATGTCTCATGATTGGTCAAATATATTAGGCATCTATTAGTCTCATCATAGTATATACCCCTATTTTCACCAAATAATCTAAAATCCACACTACATGAATCAGTCATATTGTCAGCCATATGAATAAATTAAGAAGAGTTATATATTAAAACTTTGTGTTATATTACAGGTATGATTAAACGATTCTTTGATTGGTATGAGAGGCATATGGCTAAAAGCCTTATTATATCTGCTATAATCTTATATATGCAAATCCCACATTCGTGGTGGGCTTTGGAGTGTATTTGGGGTGAAGGTATTCTACATGGTCATGGTGTTGTTATTGATTTTTTCCTTTATGGTATTGATACCCTTGAAATGATACCTATAGTTGGTGTAACTTTAGCTATTGTGAGTAAAATTCGCCACAAAGTTTAATAGTTATACTAAAGCTTTAAATAGTATGAGCTTTGAAACACAAGAACCTCGATGGGAGGTCATAAATAATTTCTATGATGACCTTGATAAGAGTATCACTGACTATTTTAACAAAGAGAAAATTTCTTATGGAGAAATAGAAATTGGTATGATGATGATGAAAGAAAAGATATTACAACAAAAAATAGAACTTATGCATGAGTTTCTAAAGTCCAAAGATGCAGAAACAACATCTGGAACCAAGACAGAGGAAGCAGTTGAAAGACCAGAACCGAAAGACCTCTACAAATAACCCTTGGTCAAACAATAAAGATATAAATATTTTACAGCCATGCATTTTATGTAGAAATGAATCTTTATCGTTGACAAATGAAAGATATTGTGATGAGTGTTATAAAGAACTGTTATCGAATATTATATTAGACCGTGGAAAGCTTCAATAACTTCTCTTCTTGACTCATCATTTAGTTTTTCTTTGAACACTGTAGGACAATCATAAAACCATACATCAATTACTATATTACCAGACCATTCTAACATCTTTTTTTGAACGGTATCTCTCTGTGATTTTAACACACCAGTGTGGTCACCTCCATTAACTCTTACACATACACAATACAAAAAAGAGTCCAAAATAACTATATCAACAGATTCTTTCTTCTGTCTTTCTGATAGTCCTTCTGCATAGAACTCTTCAGATAATAGGTCTTTAAACTGAATTTGCGTTTGGTAATATGCGTCTTCTCCGAACAACTCTTTTACGACGGAGAGAACAGTCTTTTCTCCTTTTCCTATTATAGGACTCATATTCTCGTACCAAAACCTCCCACTTTCTACCTGACACCTTCACATTTATAACTAGTGCTTTAATGTTATTTTTGTTTGACAGAAAATCAGTTATTGGTTTTGCTTGAGCCCATGCATTTGTTTTTATTTGAATTAGTATTATATTACCATCTGGGTCAAAACATATTCCATCAAATAAATTCCATAGGTCTAATGCTCTATACCATTCACCTAAAGTATAAACTAAATCTTGTCTTCTACCATGTGGTTTTAACCAAATATCATCATATCCTTTTGATAATAAATAATTGACAGCCCTTCTGTTAGACTGTCGCATTCTTTCTCTAGGATTCATTGTCTAACCTCGAATGAAATTATGAGTGGCATCAATGCAGGGAAACGATTAGTTAAACCTTGACATGCTTTTACATGGTGTTTTATGTTTATAGTCATGCTCTAGCCACACAAATGTGTTACGAATACAAAGTATTTAATCTTCTTTGTCTTCAATGCCTTTCACCGTAAGAGTAAATTCTGCATCTGCTTGTGGATGTTCAGGTGAATCTACCATACGAGCTATCCTTTTTTTGCCTGATTTCTTGAAATAAATACGATAAGTAGCTGCATGACCTACTACATTTCCTCCTATAGGTTTTACAGGGTCTCCAAACATAACCGATGGGTCTGTTTGTACTTGATTTGTGTAAATAACTGTTGTTCTAAAATAATATGATATGTTTTTGATATGTGTCATAAGTCTAGCAATTTGATTTTGTCTGTCTGCTAAGGTACCTCTACCTAAGTATTCTTCTCTAAATTGACCAATAGCACCATCAATTATTACAAGTCTAGGTCTTCTTTCTTCCATCATTGCTGATAATGAATTAATAGTTCCAAGTAATTGCTCTGTGTTAGGTGTATAATAATATTTGATACGAGACAATGCTTTTTCCATATCCTCTCTGGTTTCTACCATTTCATTGGCTTTCATTATTTCTAATATTCTGGTAGGTCTGAATGTGTCTTCACAATCAACCCAAACTACATTTTCTCCATCGTTTATAGCTTGAGCTGTTAGTGTATTACAGAATTGTGTTTTACCAGAACCAAACTCACCATATACTTCATATGTACATTCTGGTCTTACACCCCCTCCAAATAATTCATCTATTGCTGTACATTTAGTTTCTAAGGTAGGGTAATTTGCCTGATATTCCATTAAATCTATTACATCCATATCTGATTTTCTTATTAGATTATTATCTTCTAGTATTTTTTGTGCATTAAAAACCCAGCCATCTGCTTTGGCTTTTGTGACACCAGTAATCTCAGAGATTTCTCTACCTCCCCTAATACAGATATCAATGATGGATGAAACACCAAAGTCAGTTAATTTTTTGGCTGTTACGGCTCCTACACCGTCTAGTTGTGATATGCCAAGGTNAAGTACTTGTTGTTCTTCAACTTCAGTTTCTATAACTTTTTCCTCGACCCCAGACATGTTATCTTTATCATCCTCTACCTTATAAGGCTTACTACTAGGTTTTTTTGTACGTGCCATCTGCCATCAACTTTATTGTGTTTGTGTTCTCCCATCTATGAAATAGTTTGGTTGCTTCAAGATTTGATAATCCATTTTCTTCTAACTTTTTCATAAACTCTGTCAATTTAACCTTTCCGTTCTTATCTGCGCACTCAGACCATATCTTATGATATTTTTGTTCTTTTGACATATTACCAGTGGTAAACAATTTAGATTGATTACCTCCTTGTGATATATCTATGTCAAAATGTGCATACATTGATATTAATAAATCACGAACTGCTTTAATATCTTCTACTTCTACCTTACTTTTCAATCTCATTTTTGCATGAGCCATACTAAGTCTTACTAAAGCCTCAAGCTGTCTTATGCCAACTGTAAATTGATCGTTAGATGATTGTCTGAGTTTTTCATAGATTCTAACAATTTCATCTCTCACCTCACGTGTAAGTTCTGGTGTAGATTTTTTTGCTAGATTAACAAATGCAGTTAACTCTCTTGCTGTGAATCTACATGTTTTATCTGGCTCGTTTGATTCAAACCCATCTAAAATATGATTTGCTTTTGCATTATCTTCTACTAAGCTTACTTTGTCTTTTATTAACCTAGATTAAATCAAACCTAGATAGTAAAGGACTTGGTATGTTTATGTTATCCATCAATGTTAAATTACTATCGTAATTACCATATTTTGGATTTGCAGCTGCAAGAATTGATGCTTTTGCATCTAGTGTTAGTGTAACACCAGCTTTAGCAATAGATACAGTTTGTTGTTCCATAGCTTCATGCATCGAACTTCTATCATCTTTATTCATCTTATCAAATTCATCGATAAATGCATGTCCGTTATTACATAGTGGTAATACACCAGCTTGTGCTATCATTCTACCATCATGTAATTTCACCATACCGATTGTCAAACCAGCACTGGTTGTTCCTTTACCAGAAGTGTATATTGATTTTTGTGTTACTTCATTACCATATTTTAATAGCTCAGATTTTGCCATTGATGGGTCTCCTACTAGCAGAATATTAATATCTGCACGTTTCTTTGATGGTACACCCCCCAGTAATTGGAGTAAACATGATAGTTTAATGTCATCATACCCATAAATATGAGGCGCAAAACTGTTAATCAGTTTCTTAATAAAGTCTGTGTCACCTACATCTTTTCTTATTGCTATTTCTTCTGTTTCTGATGGTAGTATTTCTTCTACATCATCTACGTCTATAATAGATAAAATGTCTATCAATACCTCATTTTCATCTTTCTTTGGGTCAATAATACTTCTAAATATACCTATAATATTTTTTCTTTGACCTACAAATGAAGTTCCTACTTGGTCTGCTGTTACTTTACCATAGAATGTTATTGGTGAATTTTTAGTTGCGTCTTCTAATGGTTGTTGTAAAATTAATGTTTGTATATCCTCAGTAACTAATCCAGTTTTCTGAACATCCATCACATTTCCTTTACATGATGGATTCATACATCTCATAGTAGGGCAATACTCTATCAAAAACCAGATTTTACATGTTCTACAGTAAAACACTCACTACATAAAACATCAGCTTCTTTGATAAATGTTTTTGGTTGCGTCGGTTCCTATAATATTACATGTAAAACTAACACTTTCACCCTCCTTTTTAGCGTTGATATCTTCCATACGCATACTTTTTTCGGATGCCAGTCTAATTTTCAATCTACTGAAAACTTTTGCTAAGTCTATACCTACATGTTTTACTTGTAATAGTTCAAATATTGCTCTTCTTGCATATGTGGTAAAATTACCCTCATCATAGAGAAATATATCTACCCATTCTGGATTAGATACATCTATTGTTAAAGTATCACTAGGTCTCAACCTATCGATTAAATCTATCCATTCTCTATGTGAAAGAATCTCTTTTATTCTATCAACTTGGGCTGATTCAGTATATTCAGTGGTTTTTGTGTAATCACTCATCTTCTCTCACCATACATACGAATCATATTACCCAGTTGATCATGTCTGCTTTGTAACTTATTAAAGTCATTATGAGACATGGTTCTTACTTTTTCCTCCCATTTTTTTATAGGTGCATAAAATAGATGCAAACTGGCTTCTACGTCTTTTTCTGCAAAATCTAGAAGGTTAGAATTATTACCATGACCTTTGACATATTCATCAGCAATACTTGCTATGAATAATGACATACTCATATGAGCTGGTCTGATTTTATCTAACTGTTCAAAAATCTTCTGAGCATTGGCACCTACAGATATTGTAACTGTGCTTCTTTTGAATTGCATATCATATTTATGATAAGCATAGATATAAGGCTTACTATGAGATAACTAACACTTAGCTAACTAACTTAACTACATTAACTTAGTTAAGAATTTCTTTTCCAAGTAAGACTTCTTTTTGTAAATCTATAGCAGTTTGTTCTGTTAAAGTTACTTCTTCTGGTAAATCTAAAGATGGTTGTACCTCTCTCTTTTCAAAACCATTTATAAAACCTTGTACTTTTGTGTGTTCTACTAGTGTCATCATCTCTTCTCCTTTTGAGTTTTTCCATGTAATTTTGATAAACATAAAGCCTTTACAGAGAATGGGTATTTAAGATTTACTATGATTCATTTATAAAAAAAAAGATTGGGTTCGCTTATAAGTCTTTTAGTGTGTAGACTGTAGCGCAACCACAACGACATTTCTCACCATCAATTTCTTCACGACCCTTAAGAGATTGAATTGCCTCTCTAACTCGTCGAGGGTCTATTTCTGTACACGCTTTATATAAATCACCAGCAGTGCATCCATATTTACCTGATTTTTTGATGCTTGTATAAACTGCATTTTCTTTCTTTCTCGTAAGCTGGTATTTTCACGTTTGCATTGAAACTATCCTTTGTTTGCTGTCCTTGACCTTTACGGACTTGGCGTTGTCTCATATATGACCACTTACCTTGCCAGAATATGGGTCAAATGACATAGTTATGGTTCCAGTTTGACCTCCTACGAGACCATTCTTTCTATCCATATAACCGTCTACTCCATCTGTAGTAGTTGCTTGGAATGAACCAGTATTTGCTAAGTGTATAGAGCGTTCTTCACACTTACCAGCATCCCAGTTAAAATCATTCACTATTTCTGTATGATACCTCTTTTGATGTAGGTGCCCACACAAAAACACATCAGCATACCAGTTTTTCTTCATATCTCTCAACATAGTCTCAGGCTGTCCTCCACCAGTACCGTGCATTACTGCAACAGTCCATTCGTTAAGAACTTTACCCTTATATTGTATCGATATACCCAGCATTGCCCTACTTCCTATGAAGTCGAGACCATTTGGTCTACACATTAGATTCTCAATATATGTTTTATTGAGTTCTCTAATTTTATATTCATGATTTCCATGAAGTAAACCTAGGACTTTTTCATTTCGTGTTATAGGATAAACAAACTTGTTCCATTTCTGTCTAGCTTCTCTTTGAATTTCAAAAATTGGCTCATGAGCATCTTGCCAGTTTTGTCTCTGGTCATCAATCTCATGTGTTAGAACTGAATCTGGATTATATCTCTTATCATAAATATTAATCGCATCAAGTTGGTCACCCATAAACAAGGTGATTCTGTTTTTTGCTTTTGCTATTCTTTTGACTGCTTTATTAATGAGTGACACATCTGTACCGATGTGACCGAAGTGTTCATCTCCTAGAGGCTCTAGGTGTAATAATGAATCAATCTTTAACCCCATTTGATAAAGGTCTAGAATTATTTTTTTGCTATACATTTTTCGTTATTAGTTGTACGAATCACATACTTATAAGCATTACTATACCTAGTTAAGGCGCTTTTAATCTAGTTTTGATTCTTTAGTTTCTGTTGCAATGACAGAATTTCTTTCAGCTTTTAATTTTTTGTAATATGCTTTACGTCTCATATCATTTTTATATCCATCAGGTAAATGATGTATGCATGGTTCTGCTAATGTATAAGTTCCACATGAATCACATTCTTTTTGTATCGACTCTAAAGCCTTCTGAACTTTTCTTTGATAAATTGGGTTATCCCAATTATATTTTCTCTTACCCTCTTTATATACAGGCTTGTAATCTTTAATAGGTTTCCATTTTCCATTAGGTAGTTGTTCAAATTTAACCATTACCAAACACTCCCCTTATCACTACAGTCCATTTCTGCTCCACAATTTGGACATCTTAAATGACATGCACTTAAACTACCCATTTCAAAATCACATTTAGGACACATATGTTTAGCCTCTTTCTTCTTCATCTAATTTCTCCACAAATGGTTCTAAAAATCTAACTAATCTCATAATAGTATTTGGATTTACACCACTGGCTACAGATAATTTTTTGTATGTTATGTACCCTTGATTTCCATATTTTCGAGTCATGATTATCATAATAAAAAAAGGAAAGTTAGGATGATTTTTTTGGTTGAAACATACTTAAACTTAACATAGGTCTGCCAGTTTTTTCTGCTTCCATTTCAACCACCCAACAATCTAAGCCATCCGATGCATCTTTTTTGACACACTCTTTTACGGCTTTAATCCAATAATCAGATTTTGCTTGACCGACTATTGCTTTACCGAAAGAATGTCTCATACCGTTAGTGGTTGTAATTTCAGCCACATCTGCATCTAAATCTTCAACATGTTTTATCTTGAAGTTTTGGACAACTATTTTCTCTCCCACGGTTAGTGGAGTAGAACTACCTGTATTTGAATCTATTTCTAGAACTTCTGATACGTGCATATAGTATGTTATATCAACTAATATATAAGACTTACTATTCAGATGTTCCGTTTGCTTTTGCAACCACAACACCAGCAAGATGAACTAATTGATTTAAAACAGTCTGTCTAATCATTCCAAATCTGTCACTGTTTACATCCTCTTGAGGATAAACATTTTTGGTTAACTCATGTGCCTCTCTAAAATATTGTTTCCACAAACCACCAATAATTTTAGTGTCTTCTGATATTTGAACCTCTGGAACTTTTGTAATTATTATGTTCGCTGGGTTACCAAAACCAGTACCAGTTCTTGGTGTACTAAGACTTCCACCTTGCTGTGAAAAGCATTCTAGGTCTATGCATATAGCTTTAGGTGTCTTTTGATAACAAATTTCATCACCGACAGCCCATTGATTTCCACATATCTTACAATTTCCATCAAATTTTGCCTTTATTTTCGTGCCCATATGATTCTAATATAAGTTAAATATATAAGGCTTACTATTGCCATTTTAATATGGATTTAATGGATGGTAGAATAGTATGGGCTATTTGTTTAATGATAGGTGTGGTGTTATTGATTGGATGGATTGATGACGTATATGGTGATAAATTAGAGGTCATGGGGATAGCTCATAAAGATAATCCTATGGTTTGTATAATGGAACCAGAACCAATAATGCAATTTAGATTTTATAATAATGACCTTGAACTTACTAATCAAGCAATAGATGAATGGTCTAATGAAATGTTTAACTACACTAATGGTTTAAAATTTCATAGTGCTACTGGATGGGTTATAGAAAAACAAGTAGTTCTTTTTCCAGACCACTACAATAAACTTGTTACTGATTTTCCACAATGTAATATTTTTATAGAATTTGACACACATAATACGGGTCAACATATTCCCAATCAAAAAGCATTAGGTTATACTCAAATTGATTTCTCTAAATCAAAACATCAGTGGGCATTTATTATGATTTATCTTGAGTCTATAGAAGTAGGTCAAAAATTTAGTTTTTGTATAGGATGTGAAGACGAAACCCCAAAAACAATAGATATTGATATGACACCAAAACCTATAATGAATGATGCACTGTTAAATATTATTAAACATGAGTTAGGTCATGCTCTTGGTGTGGGTCATTACATTCAAGATACTGTAGGAGGTAAACTTGAGTCATTAATGTACCCACAAATAGACCCCTTTAAAGAATACCCAGACATAGGTATTCCAATAGCAGATAGAGAGGCAATGAGAATCATTTATGGAGATGATGGATTTGGAGGAATTCAGGGTCTTACCAAAGATGATTTAAGCGTATTTGAACTACTCGATGGTATTTTAAACCTAATTAACGAGAAATTATATTAGCAGAAAACCTTATATATTAAATAAAAAAACCATATATATGGCTAGACGCAAGATTGGAAACTCA